ACCAAAAACAGAGCCAGCGACAGAGCCGACTACATCTCCAAGCCAGCTCATCAGAAATGATCCACAAGGCCAGGAATACCATACATAGGCATTGCACGGGTAGTATGATATTTAAAGCCAATATCAATAAGGAAATGTGGATAATTTTTAACAGCAATAACACGGTCAACAGGCGGTTTGTCCTGAATGAACTGATCAGACAATGTGGGCAGGGAATCAAATTTCTGGGACAAGTGCCAAACATCCAAAGGCTGGGTATACGTAGATCTAAAATGACCACAGATTTCGGAAGGATGATACCTATATTCGGCATAACGTTCCTGATAACCGAATACGCCTTTATCTTCTTCCGTACCTTGAGCGTAGATCTCGGCATTAAGTATAGCCTGCTCCGACAAATGGGCGAAAGTCGGCCAGTACCAATCATAAACAGTAGATCTAAGCCACATTTTATTGATACCTTGCTGGTAAGTAAGATCGGCACGAACTTCCAGCAAGCCAATAATATAACCGTGTTCAACGAAAGATTTCGTGAAAGCATGATATTTAGAAGCCGACACACCATAAGCGGCAAGATTGCCCTGAGGCGTTATATCGCCTGTAGAGGACGTTTGAGCAACAGGGTTAATGTTCATCATCTTAGATGATCCACCAAGGTACTCAGGACGCTGCAAACGGCTATCAGGAGATACTACACCAAAGAAAGAGGTTAAGACCTCTGTATAACGGCTACCGCCTCTAGCAAGACGTTCATAGAACTTCTGCATTTGGAACGCAGTACGCAAACTACTGATAGTGAAAATAGACGAAGAATCAAGATCGGCATAACCTTTTAAACCAACATCAGAACCAAACTTCAAATAACCCTTATTTTCAATTTCTGACGTATAACCTTGAATATCAACTTCTTTACCAATTTTAGCAGAATAAATAGGCATATTCTCAAATACAGAATTGCCACCGCCACCAGAAAAAAGAATAGGATTATTGTTAGAAGAAAGAACTAAATCAGCAGTACCAGCAAGACCTATAGACACACCAGGTCCTTTCTGCTGGAAAGGTAAAGCTGAAGTAAAATAGTCAAAACGCTTACCACGAGGAGCAAGGGCAAAGCCATTAACATAAGTCGTTCCTGTAGAAAAAATCCAACTGGGCTGATCAGATACACGATCCTGTTTAAATACAGCGTTAGTATCGGACTTATCAATCTTAACAGATTTCTGCAAATTCTCATCTCTGAACCATTCGTTCCAAATCAAATAATACATACGGAACGGAAGGGCGTTGACATTCAATGCATTAGTAAGACCTGTAGGAAGAGCAAAATAATCCCAAACGGTACCTATACCATTTTCGCCAGCAGTACCACCTGCAAGCTGGCAGGTAGGAACTACGTAGTCCGTAGAATCGTCAGGATCTTCCTGCTCAAAACAAAAATTCTGCCAGTGTTCCCATACAAGACGGTTAGGAACAAAGAAAAAGAACTTATCAAGATAAAGATTATCCATAAATGGCGCAACAGGAGTTGCCAGTCGACAAAAATCTCTGACGGTAAGAGAAATAGTATCGCCAGGCAAAACCTCATCAACGAAGAAAGGCACAAGCTTACCTTCGTCAAAAGTCATCTTCCGGACGAATGATCTATCAAAACGGGAACGCTTCTGATAAACCTGCGGCGCATTGCTAAAGTTATGCGACTTAACTCGGATACGATTTCGAGCCAAAATATCACCTCATTAAGTGTAAAGTACACTAACTATTGCTGTACTTTATGAAAGTTTTGCAATAGTTGAAAATGGTGTCACTCGTGTCTATTACGTCAAGAAGCGATAATAGACACTTCGTGACACCATAGATTTTCTTTCATACTTTTAAGTAGATTCATTAGTTTGTGTTTCATTTTGTTCTTTTGGAGAGGTACTACTGCTTTCGGAGCGAGTACTTTCAGCGAACGCTGCTTCGCTGGTGTTCTCTCGGAGTAGACCTAACGCTTGAAGTCGAACTTTTTGACGAGGATCTGCCAATGCATTAATTAATTCTTTAGGATTATGGTTGAACTCTGCACGAATTTGGGACGGCAACTCGTAAAATTCTTCGTTGACCGCATTGATCAGATCCAAAGCAGTTTCATAATCGTTAGGCAATAAGGTATCACCATACTGCAAGACACCTGCATCTTGTCCTAAATCAAGAGTAGTAATACCAGAACGACCGTCAGCGTACTTATTAACGATATAATTAATATCGGACTCTTGATACTGGGACTGATCTGTCATCGAAGGCTCGATAAAAACGATACCTTCTGAAGGTTTCATACCTTCGTCATAAAGCGTTGCGAATTTCAAACTATCATCTCCTTTCGTTCGACGCTTCCGCGTCGAGGCAAAAAAAACGAAGTCGATCTCGAGAGATCAACTCCGTTTTTGTTGCTCTTAATTAGTATCGTCTAAATTTTGTGTTTTGTCAATACAATCAGAAGCACGTATTAAAAAGCGAGGATAAACACCATTATCAGGAACACTGAAATGTCCTGTAGAATCATTAATATCGCCTAAATAATACAGCTCGTAATCATCTGGATACTTGTATAGCATATTATGCTCACCACGATCATTAGGGCGATTAATACCATTAGTAAAATTGCGAATAGCAGTAGCATCATTGATATCCTGCTGAGGTGCAGAAAAGGTTTGAGCCACCTTATCATAAACAGAGTAAAGTTTCAAAATATACCACCTTTCATATGTTGACGATACCACTTTAGCTGGCGCCTAATTGCATTGCCAGAAGCACGATCAAAGACATAATAATCATCATCAATACGAACAACAGTCTGGGATGCTTTATCCAAAACCTGATAGCAATAATAACGACTGCCACAGTAAACAGGATTAAAGCCAGCCAATAAATTAAGAGTACACCACTGACAAATATAAGATCGTTCTCTTCCATCCATACTAAATCTCACTTTCTAAAGGTCTTATAAGCCGTGTAATTGAGGCACGCTTTACAAGCTCACGAACAAAAAGCCTTTGAAAAGTACTATCTTTAGCATGAGCAAGAGCAGCCTTAATACGATTTGACTTAACATATTCAAGCCATTCAGGGTATTTGTCACCGAATATCCGATCGTAATATTTGGGAGGCTTCATCGGACGATTACGGATAACAACACGGTCATTATCATATACGTTAGTACCATATTTTTCAAGCCATGCAGCACCAAGTCCTGGCTTTCTGCTCATAAGCGCAAACTCTGGAAGACGTCCGTTATAGTGCATTAGAGATGATTCGCCATATTGTTTTTTAGTTACATAACGGGCGACATAAGCAGCAGACTCAAAAGTAACGTCAGAAAAATAATGATTACCGTAGTACCAAACTTTGGCAAGGCGAGCAGACATATAATACTTAAAACCGTTTCTACTGAAAGCGTAAATTTTGTCAGACAAATCAATATTAAACAAACAATAATGATAATGAGGACGACCAAATCGCTCGCCATACTCTCCACACATCATAAATCTTATGTCATTACCAAACTCCTTTCGTAACCGTTTCATAAACTTCTGATGAAAGTCAACAGAAACAGACAAATCTTTCGGCAGAAAAGGATCTGCGAAGGTGAAAGTTATGAAATATGCCGAAGTAGACATCTGAGCTTCGTGAAAACAACGTATAGCCCATTGACGAGATTTCTCTAAACGACAACCAATACAATAACCACAAGGACAAATTTCATAACCGCTTTTGCCTTCAAGATACTGATAATCTGCCAAAGAACCAAGAATATTAAGCCTAAGCTTACCATTACGTGTAACTATACCTTCTTTTTTAAAACCTATCAAAGGATTATAACAAACCATAACGACACCGCCTAATATTCTGACAACACTATATTAACACGGTATCAGAAAAAAATCAAGCTCTATATCCACCTCTTAAACGTCGAATATGGTTTCTCCTTCTGGATCTAGAAGTACGAGAAAAAAGCCTACGGGATTTACGACGAGAAATTCTACCACGTTTCATTTAGAATCCCTCCAAGAACCGAAAAAACGAGAAGAACTCTTTTTATCAGGTACCTTATTAGCAACTGGCTTAATAGCTGTATCAATTTCGGCTTGAAAGTCCGAAGATGCCTGACGAATAGCTTTAGTAACATCACTGGTACGACCTTTAAGAGCGTCAATGAAATCAACCAATTCCTGAACAAAGGGACATACAACGGAAACAATAAAAGTAAGTATCATAGTAACTTTACTAGACATAATTAACACCTCACTTTAATAATAACGAAAGCGCACGAAGTCCATGACCAAGTGCGGAATTAGATCCGCCCATATCGTCATAGAAATCAGCTTCCTGCTTAGAAAGACGGGTCTGCTCACGATCATAAGCAGCAGCGGAATTAGCACGCATAGCTCCAGCAATATTAGAAAGCGCACCTGTAGCATACATATAGCCTTGATTACGAAGAAGCTCAATTTCAGCGTTCATACGATCCTCACGGAACTTAAGCTCCTTAGCATAAAGCTGTTCCTTAAGATTTAAATCATTAGCAAGAATACCGTTTTCAAGAACTTGACCATTATTCTTATTAGTCAACAAATCAGCTTCAGCCTGATTTTTACCAATCTGACTATAAGAAAGGTTTTCAGCTATCTGCGCTTGCCTCTTAGCAGCAGCAGAATGACCCATAGAAGCGAAGGAATCGGCAGGGTTAGACATTCCTACCGAGGCAGCACTTGCACCGCTTATAGAGCCTCCTATGCCGTTTGTAGCAGCAAGAATAGGATTAAGACCTGCCTGCTCCATATCCTGCATTGCCCATTGGTAACGATGTTTATAATTCTCCACATTCCATTCATTAGCTTGTGCTGCATTAGCAGAATTATAATGATTCTGCACAGCAGAACCAAAAACAGAGCCAGCGACAGAGCCGACTACATCTCCAAGCCAGCTCATCAGA